AATCCGCACCATTCTTATTGACTGTTTAACAGATTGTAACGAATTGCAACAAACTGTAACAGATAAAGCATTTACAAGGATATTTGAAAAATAAAGAGTAACAAATTGTAACGCATTGTAACGATAATTTGCCCCTTTATTGCCCCTTTTAAAAACAAATATTTGCCCCTTTTATATGAGGATTAAAAAGCCACTGCACAGATGATGCGGTGGCTCATTTTTTATTTATTTGAAAGTACTTTACCCATATTAGTAATTGCTGCATTTACTTCCTGTTTCATTTCATCAGTTACATGAGTATAAATAGCAAGTGTAGTACGTGGCTCATTGTGGCCAACACGTTCCATAATTGCTTTTAGAGGAACATTAGATTCAGCAAGAATAGAAATATGAGTATGTCTAAAGGTATGGGTGCTTACTGGTTTGTGAAAACCAAGCTTTTTTATAGTACGATTTACATAATGTAGATCATATGGCAATCCACCATCGGTAACAAAGATATAGCCTAGGTCAGCAAATTTAGATTTCCATAATCGCCTTGCTTGATTGGCAGTTATAAAGTGATTAATGATTTGTACGGCCCTTGCATCCAATTTTACTTTACGGATAGAATGAACGTTCTTTGGTGGGAGGCGCATAGCAGGGTCAGAAAAGCTACCACGATTAGATAAAGTAGCATTTATATCTATTTCAGCATTTTCTACATCGTAGTCTTGAGTGCGTAATGCTACCATTTCACCAAATCTAAGACCAGTTAAAGATTGAAATTCACATAATAGGGATACATGATGATTAACAGTATCTAATTGTGATAGTAAGTCTTTTAGTTCATCTTTAGTTAGAAATTTAGAACGTTGTTTTTTGATGCGGTCTACATCCGCTACTGGTTTTTGTAATTCGATATTGTCTAAGAATGAAATATCACGAATATATTCCATGCGCCTAGCGTATTTTAATGATTGTCTAATAAG